GTGGCTATTCCGTTCTGACATTATAAAGCACGCCTATAATGCCGCGTTCGAGTGGATCTCACTCTCCCGGTATTTCGGACTTACCGACGCACAGGCTGAAGCCTGGCTCCCGCAGTGGCGCTGTACAATGCTCCACGCGATGTACTTGGGCTTACCCCGGAGCCTGAAAGCAGTCGGCGCCGCCCTCGGCTTCTCCGAGGATAAACGCAAGCTCTCCACAGGCGAGGCGCTTATCCGATATTTCTGCGCCCCTTGCAAACCATCCCGAAGCAACGGCGGCCGAACGCGCAATCTCCCCCATCACGCTCCCGATAAGTGGTACCTGTTCAAAAAATACAACGCCCGAGACGTGGAGACGGAAATGGCCGTTGAGAAGAAACTGGCCCGTTTCCCCGTCCCGGACGAAATCCAGCGGCAGTGGGAGCTCGACCAGCGCATCAACCTGCGCGGCGTGGCCGTGGATATGGAACTGGTCAGCGGCGCCCGCTGGTGCGGCGATGTAATCCGGCAGCAGCTCATCGAGGAGGCTATCCAGCTCACGGGATTGAGCAACCCCAACAGCGTCAGCCTGCTCACGAAATGGCTCGAGGATGAGCTCGACACGGAGCTTGAGGACCTGAGCAAAGGCACTGTGTCTAAACTGCTGGCGAAAGACTTATCCAGTGATGCCGCGAAGCGCGTCCTCGAGATACGCCAGGAACTAAGTAAAGCGTCTGTTAAGAAGTTTGACGCCATCGAGGATTGCGTTTGCTCCGACGGCCGCGTGAGGGGCCTGCTCCAATTCTACGGTGCCAACCGCACAGGCCGAGAAGCCGGCCGGCTCGTCCAGATACAGAATCTTCCCCGGCATAGCGTCGAAACCCTCGACTTCGCCCGGGAGCTTGTGAAGAATCGAAATATCAACGGCCTCCGCTTCAGTTACGGCAGTGTCCCACACGCGCTCTCCGCCCTGACCCGCACGGCATTCGTTGCGGCGCCCGGGCACGTATTCATCGACGCGGACTTTTCCGCCATTGAAGCCCGGGTCATCGCCTGGCTGGCCGGCGAGGACTGGGTGCTGGATGTCTTCCGCACCCACGGAAAGATTTACGAGGCTACGGCCGCCCAGATGTTCGGCGTTCCGCTTGAGCGCATCAAAAAAGGCAACCCGGAGTACGAGTACCGGCAGAAAGGCAAAGTAGCCACCCTGGCCCTCGGCTACCAGGGCGGCTCCGGGGCACTCATCCAGATGGGGGCCCTGGACATGGGGCTCTCGGAGGATGAGCTGCCTGACATCGTCAACCGCTGGCGGCGGGCTAATCCGAAGATCGTGCAGTTCTGGTACGACATAGAACGCGCCGCGATGAAGGCCGTCACAACAGGCAAAGCGACTCGGGTCGGGGTCGTTGTGATAGGTCGGGAATGGGATGCAGAGAACGGGCTGGATTTTTTGACGATCCAGTTGCCGTCAGGCCGGAAACTCTACTATCCGTACCCACATTTGGCGAAGAACCGCTTCGGGCGCGACACCCTGGCGTACTACAACCAGTCCGGGTCCAGCTGGCGGCCCGAGGAAACCTACGGCGGGAAGCTCGCGGAAAACTGCCTCGCTAAAGGGACACTCGTTTTGACAAAACGCGGATGGATGCGGATTGAGGAAGTCTTAAACGACGATTTGCTTTGGGATGGCATTGAATGGGTGCCGCATACAGGCCTCCTATTTAAGGGCGTAAGAAAAGTCATATCAGTGGACGGCCTGCTCCTTACAGCGGATCACTATATTTTCACGAAAGAAGGTTGGGCTCGTGCATCATCGTGCAAGAGACATAACCGGTACACACCTAAATTACCTCACAGCAGTCCGATATGCAGGCTCGGACGGAAAGAAATCCCTATGGGTCGATTACTGCCCAGAAAACTGCCGGTGGGTTCCCACCAAGACACAAAACCGCAATCGCCGCAGCAATCGAATTATTCAAACGCCCTTAGGAAAAATGACAGTGGCCGAAGCCGCGGAAAAAACGGGGATCCAAGAAACAACCCTGCTTTACAGGTTGGATCACGGCTGCCCGGAAAATATGTTGTTCGCAAAACCGGACGTTACGAACCGGTTTACGACCTGCAAAACGCAGGGCCGCGGCACCGATTTACAGTCTTAAGCGACGTGGGCCCTGTCCTCGTACATAACTGCACCCAGGCCGTCGCCCGTGACTGCCTGTTCCACTCACTCATGGCGCTGGACGCTGCGGGCTTCCGGATCGTCTTCGACGTCCACGACGAAGTCGTCATCGAAGCGCCGGCGGATTCGGCGGATTTGGACGCCGTTACGGAGATCATGTCCCGCCCGATTCCATGGGCGCCGGGATTGCCGCTTAGCGCCGAGGGCTGGATCGGCGAGTATTACCGTAAGGATTAGGGGGTGCGCGTATGAGTGAAATAAGACTTTGCCCGGACTGTGGGCGCAGGAACTGGCGGCAATGGCTGATGTGTGGGAGGGTGTAAGGACGTGAAGATCGGCCTAATCGACGTTGATAGTCATAACTTTCCAAACCTTGCTTTAATGAAACTTTCAGCGTATCACAAAGCTCGCGGTGATACCGTGGAATGGTGGAATGGCCTAACGCATTACGACCGCGTCTACATGAGCAAGGTGTTCGACGCTACATACTCGGAAGACGTTGAATTCTGCATACAGGCCGACGAGGTCATCCGGGGCGGGACGGGGTACGGGTTGGACAACAAACTACCGGAAGAAATCGAACACATCATGCCGGACTACTCGCTTTACGGGATTAAAAACACGGCATACGGATTTCTTACCCGCGGTTGTCCTCGCGCCTGTCCGTTCTGTATTGTCGCGGAGAAAGAAGGGCGGAAATCGACAAAAGTGGCTGATCTTACGGAATGGTGGAACGGACAGAAGCACATTGTGCTGCTCGACCCGAACCTCTTAGCTTGCCGAGAACACCTTGACCTATTGAATCAACTCGCAGACAGTTGCTCGTGGGTGGATTTTACGCAAGGACTCGATGCTCGCCTGCTGAACGAGGAAAATATTCTGGCACTCAATCGTATCAAGACCAAAATGCTTCATTTTGCATGGGATGTAATGGAGCAAAGTGATGCGGTTTTGGAGGGGCTAAGACTGTACAAAGAGTTTGGAGTAATAAAAGACGATCGAAAACTGCGGGTGTATGTTCTCACCAACTACGGTACGACGATGGAGGAAAATCTGTATCGCATTTACCGTCTTAGAGAGCTTGGATATGATCCCTATGTGATGATTTACGACAAGCCACATGCACCTAAGGAGGTAAGGCGGCTCCAGCGGTGGGTAAACAACAAGTTCATCTGGAGAAGCTGCGAACGCTTCGAGGATTACATAGCGTAAGGAGGTTGCGCATGAGCAAAAAGCGCATCAACCCCCGCCGCCGCCCGGCCACGCAGGCCGATGTAGAACGGGCTAAAAACGCGGCTGTGCGGGAAGCCACGACAGCCACGCTGGCCATTGTGCTGTCAGTTCTGCTGGACAAGTTTGGCGCGCAGGACCACATACAGGACGTGTGGCGGGAGATTAACAACCGATCCGAAGCGGTCATGCAGGGCTATGCCAGCATCGCGGACTTCAAATATATTTTGCAAGCGGATTATGGAATTGAGTTGAAATGAAATGTGCGGGCGGAGATTGGAGGTGCACGATGGATAAAACCATTTGGGCCATCAAACAGCTTGAGGATTTGCTCGATGACCGCGAATCATTCCTCGTCGGCAAGGACTCGGACGAAATCTACAAAGACGACATCGCCGCGCTAAACGTGGCCATTGCTACCCTAAAAGAGAAGCTGCGGTACGAAAAGAGCGCGGCGGCGCGCGGTTACAAATTCTGCCCGATGTGCGGGAAAAAGAGGAACCAAGGATAAAAGATGCCTAAAAAGCAATACGGCTTCGCTTTTGGGGCGATAAAAGGAGGGAACAAAATAAATGAGTGATAAGAAATGCTTCATTTTAGAGTACAAGTGCAAAAAGGCCACACCTGGTAGGCATATTGTTGTAGCCTACAACGCAGATGATGCACTAAAGATTTTTAAAAAGCTGTGGACATCTCGATTTGAAGCGGGCGAAGTTGATATCCCTATTACAGAACTGGAAAGTTTAAGCATTCAGGAATGGTGTAATTATTTTGACCTGATAGGCAGGTATTAGTCTTAAGGCGTCGCTCTTTGACGGTATAGGCGGTTTTCCGAAAATCTGGCAGGAGTTGGGCGGTCAGGCGCTTTGGTGTTCAGAAGTTGAGCCGTTCCCGATAGCGGTTACAAGGTATCATTTTTAAGGAGGCACAGCATGAATGAGATAAAGAAGCCTATCCTTGATGTCTGTTGCGGAAGTAAAATGTTTTGGTTTGATAAGCAAAATCCGCGCGTTGAGTTTTGTGACAATCGGGAAGTGCCATATCACGAGTATTACCCGCACCGGTACATAGAGATCAAGCCGGACACGGTGTGTGACTTTACCGCCCTGCCGTTTGAAGACAAGTCCTTTAAGTTAGTCGTTTTTGACCCTCCACATTTGACTTGGGCAGGGCCTAAATCATGGATGGCTTTAAAATATGGCTGTCTCGACGAAAACTGGCCGCAGATGATACATGACGGTTTTTGGGAGTGTATGCGGGTACTGGATGATTACGGCACATTGATTTTCAAGTGGAGTGAAGTACAGATACCCCTTCGGGATGTGCTAAAAGCAATTAAGGCAGAGCCGCTTTTTGGACACCGAAGCGGGAAAAACATGAACACGCATTGGATGGCGTTTATGAGGTTTCCAAAGGAGGTAGATCCAAATGAGTGAAATAGAGAGAGCGGCAAACCCAACAATAGCAGAAGCTATTAAATATCTTGAGCACATGATTTTTACGCAGGACTTCCACCCATCCACGCTTAGGTCAAAAGCGGTAAACACAATGGCTATCGAAGCCCTGCGCGAACAGGCGGAGAGAAGCAGAGGGTGTGAGTATTGCCGAGGTTGGGATAAGCGCTGCGGGGCGAGTTACTGCCCGATGTGCGGGAAACGGCTGGGAGCGCATCAATGACCCTCAAGCAAATCAAGGCAGCCATTGAAGCCGTTTCGCCTTTTCGGTTCGAAGAAGGCGTCGATTGCCGGGGCAAACCGGAATTGCGCTTGGGTCGGACTGGCGAAGAAGTGCAAAATCGCCCTACAAATCCGCATCTATACAGCGTCAGGCACGCCCCACATTTATATCTCTGGCGAGGATTGGCGCGATTACAGTGAATTTGTTAGATCGGGTGAGACCGTGGAAGAAGTTATTATGCTGCTTCTGGATAAGGCCCCGAGCTTGGGCTGGAAAGAGCCCATACAACTGAGTCTGTTTTAGGAGGTCGGCGTACAATGGCAAAAATGATCTCTGAATCCGCCTTCCTTGAAATCGCCGAGTACTGCATAGGCGGACTCGAAAGAACGACCGCCTTGCGCATGTTCGAGGAACTGGCGATAGAGATAAAACCGTTAATTCGTTGCAAAGACTGCGCCTATAACGGCACCGTCGACTGCGCCATGCACTTTGGCGATTGCCAATGGAATAAGCGCACCGATTACTGCTCTTGGGCGAAACCGAAGGGGTAAAAAGCCTGAGTCTAATTCGGCAGATAAAAAAGCGATTTGGCAGTCCCATATTCACCTTAACCCATTTAATCAAAGGTGATATGGATATTCAACGCGCGGAAAGACTTTTGAAATACGGCTATTTATGGAAGTGGGAATATGAGTTATTTACGCGCAAAACACGAAAGAAGGATGCAAAATGACCGACCAAACGATTAAAGCCGACGCCGGAAAGCCGAAACTAAGCCTTGTCCCGTCTCAGATTATCCGGGATATCGCCGAAGTCCGGGAGTATGGCACCAGAAAATACAACGGCGATCCAGACGGGTGGCGCAAGGTCAAGCTGGTCCGTTATATCGATGCCCTCTATAGGCACGTTCTAGCCTTCGTCGACGATCCGTTCGGCTGCGACGAAGAAAGCGGTATCCCACACTACAAACATGTGGCTTGCAACATAGCCTTTATCTGCGCCTTAATGGCCGCTCGCGAGGAAAACCCGCCTGTTGCGCGGTGGGATCGCGGAGACCCCGACTTAAAGGCGTAATCTTGGAAAAGGTGGTCTAAATGGAAATGCGGCTTCTCAAAAATGGCCACACAGAGATAAAAATTTCCCTCAATCGCCTCCACGCTTACGAGACATGGATTCAGGCCTACATCGCTGTTTACGGCGAAAAAGAAACAAAGAGAAGTAACCGGTATGCCTATTACATAGTCTACGCTGATGTCCTAAACCACGCGGGGAGGCCATAAGCGAATGTAAAGGAGCCCGCGCCTTATGATAAACGACAGACCGATAACCATCGCAACCGGCGCCAGCCGCAAGGCGACCAACTGGCGCAATCAAACCCTAATGCTCTCTGAGCTATACGAAAAGCTCCGCGTACCGGCGCGCGGGACGGAGACGTACCAGGAATACATAAACCTCAAGAAGCCGCAGCAGGACGAGCTCAAGGACGTCGGCGGCTTCGTCGGCGGGCCGTTAAGCGGTCCGCGCCGTAAAGGCTCGGCGGTGGCCGGCCGGGATATCATCGCCCTTGACTTTGACAACATCCCGGCCGGCGGCACGCCGGATATCCTACGACGCGTGGACGGCCTCGGATGCGGCTACTGCATCTACAGCACTCGCAAGCACAACCCAGCATCCCCGCGCCTGCGCGTTATCATACCGCTTGACCGCACCGTCACCGCGGACGAGTACGAGCCGATCGCGCGCAAGATGGCGCAGTATATCGGCATCGAGTACGCCGACCCGACGACATTCGAGCCGTCGCGTCTGATGTACTGGCCGTCAGTCTGCGCCGACGGGGAGTATGTCTTCACCTTTGCGGACAAGCCCATGGCCTCCGCAGATGGGCTGCTGGCGCAGTACATCGACTGGCGGGATATCAGCCAATGGCCGCAGGTTCCGGGCGCTGCGGTGAACGCGCCGAAGCTCGCGGCTAAGCAGGGCGATCCGGAAGAAAAAACAGGCATCGTGGGCGCGTTCTGCCGCATCTACAGCATATACGACGCGATGGACAAGTTCCTGCCCGGCATCTACGCGCCCACGGATACGCCCGACCGTTACACCTACACCGGCGGCTCCACGACGGGCGGCGCCGTGGTTTATGACGGCGGCAAATTCCTCTATTCGCACCACGCGACGGACCCATGCAGCGGAAAGCTGGTCAACTCGTTCGATCTCGTGCGCCTGCACCTGTTCGGCGAGAAAGATGACGACACGAGTATCAAACCGGATACCCCGACAAACCGGCTGCCGTCATACACGGCGATGTGCGAGCTGGCGACAAAAGATACGGCCGTCACCCGGTTGCTCGCACAAGAGAGCTTCAGCACAGATCGAGAATCGGCTCCAGACAGTGAAAACTGGTCAGACGCGCTTACGTGGGATCAGAACGGCTGCCCGCATAAGACCCTAAACAACATCATGCTACTCATTCAAAATCTGCCTGAGCTTCATGGTTGCGCGCGCAAAAACGATTTCTCAGGACGCATTCATACGGCAGAAGGACTGCCCTGGCGTACGGGATCCGGCTACTGGACCGATGCGGACACCACGGAACTGCGCCGGTACTTTGAGACAAAATACAAGGGTTTCAAGCCGTCAAAACAGGACATCAAGGATGCCGTTGTGGCCTCTGCCGTGCGGCAACGGTTTCATCCTGTCCGCGACTATCTAAACAGCCTGACATGGGATGGACGGCCACGGCTTGACACGCTCTTTGTAGACTATCTAGGCGTCGCTGATGGGAAATATTCACGCGCCGTAACCCGCAAGGCTCTCGTTGGCGCCGTCGCGCGCGTTATGAACCCAGGCTGCAAATTTGACTATATGATTGTTTTTGTCGGCAAACAGGGCCGTGGAAAGTCCAGCATCATTTACAAGTTAGCCGGCAGTGAAGAATGGTTTACGGATAGTCTGATTACCTTTGATGGGCAAAAGGCATTCGAGGCCATCACAGGTAAATGGCTTGTCGAGGTTCCGGAGATGCATGCTTTCGATAAGGTGACTATGAACCAGGCGAAAGCTTTCATATCCAAGCAGAGTGATTTCTACCGGGCTGCCTACGCCGAATTCCCCGAAGACCGAAAACGTCAGTGCGTTTTCTTCGGAACAACGAATAATGCTGACTGCTTGCGCGATGAGACTGGCGGCCGCCGTTTTTGGCCGTTGGACATTGACGCCGTTGAACGTAAAAAGGATCTGTTTTCTGACTTGGACGCTGAGCGCGACCAGATATGGGCTGAGGCCGTTGTCTACTGGAGGATGGGGGAACCCCTATATCTGCCGCCAGATCTGGAAGAATTGGCCTTAACAGCGCAGGAGGAACACCGCGAACGGCACCCTTGGGAAGATACGATATTGAACTTTTTGGAACGCGAGGTTCCGGAAGACTGGGCTGATTGGGACTTAAATCGTCGAATGGTCTTTTGGAACGGCAGCGTAACCGGCGATATCCGGCTTGTGCCTCGAACGAAAGTGTGCGTCCGAGAGATCTGGCAAGAGGCCTTGGGACAGCCGTTGGCGACGCTAGACCAGCAAAAAGCGCGAGCGATATCCGGTATATTGAACCGCGCGAAAGGTTGGCGGCGCTGCAGCACAGTACGCTGTGGGAAGCCGTACGGTAGACAAAAAGGATTCGTCCGCGAGGATTTTGTCGAAGAAATGTAGAGCTAAAACGTCAACCGAACCGGACGAAGTGTCAACCGAGTCAAAAAATCAACCGTCAACCGTGTCAACCAAGTCCGATTCAATCGGTTGACGGAAAAACGCAGATTTCACAAGGCATGCAACCGTGTCAACCGTGTCAACCGTATATACAACCTTAAAAAAAATTAGGCGGGTAGGGAGTAAATATAACGCCTAAACGCCCAAAACGCGTGTAATCATACGCGCGCGCGAGAAAACGGTTGACGGTTGACGATGGCCTAAAAAGGAGGTTAGAAGATGAATTGCAGAAGAAAGCGTTATGAAGACGGCGAATATACGCTTTGCGGCAGATGTGAAAAAGCGGAGACGTGCCAAGAAGCAAAACGCTGCTTTGCCTGCGGCAAATTTGATGGAGTGGCTTATGAAAGCCGTTGGGATGTTTTCTGCTGCGAAGACTGCTTTAAGAAGCTGAAGGCGCGGGATTAAGGGATTAAAATGTCAGAGTCGCAGATTGAAAACCGGCTTGCGCGCATGGTGCGGGAGCGCGGCGGGCTTTGCTACAAGTTCGTCTCCCCGGGTAACCGGGGTGTCCCGGATCGCATTGTCATTACGCCGGCCGGGCGGGTGATCTTCGTTGAGCTCAAGACCTCCGCCGGCCGACTGGCCCGGATACAGAAGTGGCAGATCACCGAGATGAAAAAGCGCGGCTGCGACGTCCGGACAATCCGGGGGCTGGACGAAGTCAAGGACTTCGTCAATGAGGTGATGCCGGAAGGGGGTGGTGCCCAGTGAGGTTCATTCCCCATCCGTACCAGGAATACTGCATCCAGCGAATTATTAACGATCCGGCGGTTGGTCTGTTTTTGGAAATGGGCCTCGGCTGAGCAAGACCGTTATCACGCTGACGGCCCTTAAAGAGCTCAAGTTCAACCGCTGGGCGGTTTCCCGGGCGCTGGTCGTGGCACCCAAAAAGGTGGCCGAGGCGACATGGACTGTTGAGGCGCAGAAATGGGACCATCTGCAACACCTCCGCGTGATTTCTGTGATGGGTACGGCCAAACAACGTATCCGGGCCTTGCACACACCGGGTGATGTGTGGGTTGTCGGGCGGGATAATGTCCAATGGCTTGTGGACTACTACCGCAATGACTGGCCCTTTGACATGGTGGTGCTGGACGAATCGACAAGCTTTAAGAATCCGTCCAGCAAACGGTTTAAGGCGCTGAGACTGGTTCGAAGCCGGATCCGCCGCATGGTGCTGCTGACCGGCACGCCGGCGCCGAACGGGCTGGAGGATCTATGGGCGCAGATTTATCTCCTCGACGGCGGCCAACGCCTCGGACGGACGATAACGGAGTACCGCAAGATATTCTTCCGGCAGGACCCGAGCTGGCCGGGGCAGCCGTATCGCACATATTCGCCTTTGACCGGGGCAGACGAGCAGATCCGGCGGCTTATCAGCGACATCTGCGTAAGCCTCAAAGCAGAAGATTACCTTCAGCTTCCGGAACGTATCGAGAACATGGTGCCGGTGGCACTGGATGATGCGGCGCGGAAAGCGTATAAGCGGCTGGAGCGGGAGATGCTGCTGGAGGTCGACGAGAGCACGATTACCGCACAGACTGCGGCAGTCCTAAACGGCAAACTTCTTCAGCTGTGCAGCGGGGCAGTCTATGACACGGCAGGCAATCCAGTCCATATTCATGATTGCAAGCTGGAGGCATTCGATGAGCTGATGGAGCAGCTGGGGGGCGAACATACACTAGTCTTCTACTGGTTCCAGCACGAAAGGGACAGACTTCTTGAAAGGCTATCAAAGGCAGGCCGACGCGTACGGGTCTATTCTGAAGCTGCGGATGCCGATGCCTGGAACGCCGGCGAGGTAGACGTCCTGCTGGCGCATCCGGCCAGCTGTGCATACGGCCTTAATCTGCAGGCCGGCGGGCATCACATCGTGTGGTACGGGTATCCCAACTGGAACCTGGAAATGTATCAACAGGCTAACGCCCGATTGCACAGGCAGGGGCAAGCCTATCCGGTTATTGTGCATCATCTGGTGGTGCAGAACGGCATGGACGAGGACGTCGTTGCGGCGTTGCACGTTAAAGGAGACGGGCAGGAGGCTTTAATGCAGGCGTTGAAATTGCGTATCAAGAAAGCGAGGGAAAGCGCATGACCGCTGAGCGGTTCGAGCAGATTATGGAGGACCAGTTTCAGCGTTGCCGTCAGGTGTTGATTGTTAAGGCGAAAGAGTACGCCACGGAGGACCGGCTCCATAACTTCCGAGTGGCCGCGGCGCTCCAGGGCTGTACAGAGCTGCAGGCATTGGCCGGCATGATGGCCAAGCATACGGTGAGTGTGTATGACATGACGCGGGACGGCAAGCCGCACCCGCTGGAGCTGTGGGAAGAAAAAATCACAGACAGCATTAACTATCTGCTGCTGCTTCGGGCGATGGTGGAGGAGGCGATGGCGAGTGACCTGTCAGGAAAAGAAGATCTGGCTGATGAGATATAAAGAACTGGACAAAGAAATCAACCGTGAGCTGGACGAGCTGACGCGGCTGAAAGCAATGTGCGAAAAGGTGACAGCTACATATTCTGACGTCCCGATGCGGGCGCCGGGTAAAGCGGCTTCGAAAGAGGATGTTTATGTCCGGATGGTGGACCTGATGGACAAACTCAACCGGAAAATCGATTTATTCGTGGACATGCGGGGAGAGATTGAGCGGGCGATCCATACGGTCGATGACCCAACGCTGCGGCTGCTTCTGAAGCTGCGATATTTAGACGGCAAGAAATGGGAGCAGATTGCTGTGGAGCTTGGGTATGACTATCGGTGGACCTTGCGCCTGCATGGCCGGGCACTCGAAAGACTAAAGACGCCATTGAAAGCCACTATAGCCGGCTAATATACTGTAGACTGGAAATAGCGTCCGGGGTATTCCGGGCGCTGTTGTTTTAAAAGAAAAATCCCCGTCTTATTCAGACGGGGATTCCCGGGGCGGGTTACGATCCAGCGAGCGGCGGGCATCCTCGATGATGAGAAAGCGGACGTACTCGCTGGCGTTCATGCAGAGCCGGGCTGCATGGGTGGTGATTGAGGTGTTGACGACGTGCCGCTACTGCGGGCGGATTCATCCGCTCAAATACGTGTGCGGGCACAAGCCGAAGCGGTTTTCGCGTCGCACGGAAGAGGAACAGGGACGGTATACGTACGCCTTCGCCAGAAAGAGCGCGGAAATTAAGGAGCGGAGCCATTACCTCTGCGCCGTATGCCTGGACGAAGGGCGGCTTATCTGCGACGGGCTGGAGACGCACCACATCGTAAAGCTCCGTGACCGGCCGGACCTGCTTCTCGAGGACAGCAACCTTATCTGTCTCTGCGCTGACTGCCACCGCAAGGCCGACGCGGGGCGGATACCGGCCGCGCGGCTGAGGGAGCTTGCGGCACGGCGTGACCGGGGTATCCCCCCTCCCATCCCGCCCGTCGAAAAGTGAATGCGCCAAAACCGACAGCGGGCCCCTATACATGATGAATTCCTCGATCAGATTTGAAAGGATGTGAGACGATGCCGACGCCGAGGAAATCGGCTGCCGTTTTGGCGGCTGACAAACGCTCGCATAAATCAAAAAAAGAGCTGGAGACCCGCAGTGAAGCGGAAAAGTCGCTAATGACGGGGCAGGCTCTCACGGAACGCCCGGAAGTGAAAGAGAATCCGGTTGCGCATAAGGAGTTTCTGCGCATAAAGCGGCTTTTGAAGAAAATCGGGCGGGATGACGCCATCCTTGAGGCCGTCATGAATCGGTATTGTCTGCTCCAGGCGGAGTGTTACGACTTCGAGAAGAAACGG